TACATCTTCGTGCCTTTAACAAGAAACTAAAAGGACTCTATTACTTGCGAACTTCCGCAGGTGCTAAGGCTGATACTGTCAGCTTCAAGCCCACCCGTGTAGCTCTCAAAGACTACGCTGTGGATGATGATGAGTGCCTAAGCTGCCAAGGATAACAATGAGCTTACTAACACAATCAGCAGCATACAAACCTTTCGCTAACCCTAGCTTTGTCAACCAAGCAATTGAACATGACAAGCTTCACTGGGGTGAGTGGGAGTGTGACCTTAATGAAGATGTAGCTCAGTGGAAGTCTGGAAAGATTAGCCCACCTGAGAAGAACTTCATCACCCAAATCCTTCGTCTATTTACACAGTCAGATGTGATAGTCGGGGGTAGCTATGTTGACGTGTTCCTGCCACGTATTAAAAACAACGAAGCTAGGATGATGATGCTGTCATTCGCCCACCGAGAGACTATCCACATGCGCTCGTATGCGCTGCTCAATGACACCCTTGGATTCCCTGAAGCTGAGTACACAGCCTTCCTTGAATACGATGCGATGTCTGAGAAGATTGAGTTCATGCAGGACTTTGACCCTGATACTAAAGCTGGCCTAGCAAAAGCTCTTGCCCAGACTGTGTGCAATGAGGGCATGTCTCTGTTCTCTGCATTCGTGATGCTCCTTAACTTCCAGCGATTTGGAAAGTTGAAAGGCATGTGCGAGATAGTTGAATGGTCTATCCGTGATGAGACTATCCATGTTGCAGGTATGACTGAGATATTCCGCACGTTCATTAAAGAAAATCCAGAGGTAGTGACAGATGAATTCAAGTTGGGTATCTACGAGATGTACCGCACTGCGGTGTCACTTGAGGATAAGGTTATTGATTTGGCGTTTGAACTGGGTCCTATGGAAGGTCTCACTGCAAGCGAAGTTAAGGAATATATTAGGTTCATCGCAGACAGGCGATTGGTAAACCTAGGATTAAAGCCCAATTGGGATATTCAAGAGAACCCACTGCCTTGGCTAGATTGGGTATTAAATGGCGACAGCTTCAAGAATTTCTTTGAAGGTCGCGTAACGGACTACTCAGCAGATGGTATGTCTGGTGACTCATGGGGATGGTAAACATGTCTCGACAAGTACGTAAGCAAAAACCTAAGCGAGAGATTAAAGAGAAGTTCGAAGAAGAACGCTCACCTCGTACTGCACTTCAACCTAAGAACAAGATGCAAGCCCGTTACATTGAGGCGATTAACAACTTCACCCAGACCATCAGCTTAGGCTGCGCTGGTACAGGTAAGACGTACATCGCTAGCACAATGGCAGCACACTTATACATGAAGGGAACTATCGATAAGATAATCCTGACACGTCCTAATGTGCCTTCCTCTAGGTCACTAGGTTCATTTCCTGGCACTCTAGAAGAGAAGATGGCTCCGTGGACTACTCCTGTGGTTGAAGTGCTTAGGAACTGCATGGGGGGTGCTTATGAAAATGCCATAAGACGGGGTGCAATCATTGTTGCTCCGTTTGAAACCATGCGTGGTTCATCATTCAGTGATGCCTTTGTAATTATGGACGAAGCTCAGAACACCACACCTGAAGAGATGAAGATGTTCACCACCCGTATTGGTGAGAACTGCCGCATAGTAATCAATGGTGACATTAAACAATCTGATATTAAGTCAGCCAGTGGCTTGTCCACAATCATTGACCTAGCTCAACGCTATAACCTACCAGTGCCTGTGATTGAGTTTACCATTGATGATGTTGTACGTAGTTCAGAATGTAAAATGTGGATAGAAGCCTTTGACAAATCTGGTCAGTAAATATAATTGCATTATAAGGAAGTCTAATGACTATTGACAAATTCCCCATTGTCACTGAGGAGTTAATAACAGCTCTACGGGAATTCTTCCCAATCACTGAGAGAACACTGGCTCAATCACATAGTGAAATCCAGAAGACTCTAGGTATGTATGACCTGATTAATTTTCTTGAATACGTCAATGACGTACAAACTAACCCCGACTCGGAGTAATAAATATGTGTTTTGGTTCTACACCTAAAGCTAATCCACCACCACCACCACCAGCTGACCTAGCTCCAGCCATGCCTCGCATTGGTGAAGGTGATACTGATAGCAAGCGCTCTCAATACAACAAGAAGAAGAAAGGTACATCTAGCTTGCGGATTGACTCCCAAGTAGGTGGTACTGCTCCTACTGGCATTAACATTCCAAAGAAGTAAATCTATATGACAGCTATACGCCAACGCTATGAGCGATTGGAAGCGGCTCGTCAACCTTTCCTTGATAGAGCTAGGGATGCTAGTAAGTTAACCATCCCTTCTCTTCTACCTCCTGATGGGCATTCAGCACATTCAAAGTTATACACACCGTTCCAAGGTATTGGCGCACGTGGTGTAAACAACTTATCTTCAAAGATGTTGCTGGCTCTACTTCCTCCAAACTCACCGTTCTTCCGCTTAACTGTGGATGACTTTAAGTTACAGGAACTAGCCCAAGAAGAAGGCGCAAGGGCAGAAGTTGAAGAAGCGTTATCCAAAATTGAACGTGCTGTAATGTCAGAGATTGAAGCTTCTTCAACTCGTATTGCCGCATTTGAAGCTATTAAACACCTGTTAGTTGCAGGTAATGTACTTCTATATCAGCCTGATAAAGGTGGTATGCGAGTATTCCATTTGGACCGCTACGTTCTTAAACGTGACCCAATGGGTAACCCACTAGAAATAATTACTAAAGAAGATGTGTCACCTAGTGCTTTGCCTGAAGAGATACGTGACTTGCTAGAAACGTCTGATGAAGACACTAGCCAAGATGAACCTGTAGCTCTGTTCACACATGTCATCCGTAGGGATGGTAAGTGGAACGTATCACAAGAGGTCTCTGGTATTCCCGTACCTGATGCAACTGGTACTTACCCTTTAGATAAATCCCCTTGGATTCCATTACGACTAAGCCGCATTGATGGTGAGTCTTATGGTCGTGGTTATGTAGAAGAATATCAAGGTGACTTAAATTCACTTGAGACTCTTACACAAGCTATCGTTGAAGCCGCAGCCGCTAGTGCCAAGGTACTATTCTTAGTACGCCCTAATGGTACGACACGTGCGCGAGTCCTAGCAGAAGCCCCTAATGGTGCTATCCGTGAAGGTGACGCTAACGATGTAAGCACACTGCAAGTCCAGAAGTCTGGCGATATGCAGATAGCTTTCCAATCCTCGCAGGAAATCAAAGAGCGTTTGTCCTTTGCCTTCCTTATGAATTCCTCAGTCCAGCGTAAAGCTGAACGAGTGACAGCTGAAGAGATTCGCTACATGGCTTCCGAATTGGAAGATGCCCTTGGTGGTATCTATTCAATCTTGAGTCAGGAATTCCAACTCCCATTAGTAAACCGCCTATTACTCCAGATGCAAAAGCAGAAGAAAGTTCCGCAATTGCCGAAGGGTTTGGTGTCTCCAACAATCGTTACTGGACTTGAGGCTTTAGGCCGAGGCCATGACTTAAATAAATTAGCTGCAATGCTTGAACATCTAGCTCCCCTAGGCCCTGAAGCAATTCAGAAGTATATGAACATTGGTGACTACATTACCCGTGTTGGTACTTCCCTAGGTATGGATATGGATGGCTTGATTAAATCTGAAGAAGAGATGCAACAAGAAGAACAGCAGGCGATGATGATGCAAACTGGACAACAGTTAGCCCCTCAAGCATTCGATGCTATGAAAGAGTATACGCAAGCACCACAAGGAAATGAATAAACAACATGGTAGATTCTGTCACTATTGCCCAAGGCGAACAAGAGCCTGACCAAGCGCACATTGATGCGATGGTAGCTAAAGCCAGCGGTGATGCACCCCAGACCCCAGAGAACCCAGAGTCCGATACGGATGAAAGGCCTGAGTGGTTACCAGAGAAGTTTAAGACTCCAGAAGATATGGCTAAGTCTTATGCTGCACTTGAAAAGAAGATGTCAGGCGGTACAGAATCAGAAGCAGTTGCTGCTGATGAAACACCTGCTGAAATTCCAACCAACGATGATGCTAAAGAAGCTGCCACTAACGCAGGTTTAGACTTCGATGCTCTGCAAACAGAGTACGGTTCGAATGGTGGACTATCTGATGAAACCTACGAGGCCATCAATAAGTCTGGCATCCCACGTGATGTAGTTGATTCATACATCGCTGGTCAAGAAGCACTAGCCACCCGTGTACGTACTGACATGTTCAGTACCGTAGGCGGTGAAGAGACTTATGGCGAGATGATGTCGTGGGCTTCAAACAGTCTTGATAAGGCTGAAGTCAATGCGTACAACGCTGTCATGGGAACCTCTGACCCTAATCAAATTCAACTAGCCGTTCGCGGTTTACACGCTAAATACCAAGCAGAAAATGGAAGTAACCCTTCTCTAATCTCTGGTGAGACTACTGCAAATGCAGGGACAAAGTTCGAAAGCGTGGCACAGGTTACCGAAGCAATGCGTAACCCTAAATACAAGACTGACCCTGCATTCCGCAAGCAAGTCGAAGCTAAGTTAGCGCGTTCTAGCGTTATCTAGCTGTACATCCTCTACAAGCTCACAGCTAAACCACTGACAAATACAATGCCCTCGAGGGGGACAACACTGTGGAAGTCACGGAAAGGCCGAAGCCTCAAGAGAACACAAACTTGAAACTTCAATACTTTTCTAAGGACTATTAAAATGAGTAACGCAACTGTATCACGTCTAGGCCAAGTTAATGGCGCAGGCGCAACTGACGCACTATTTCTAAAGCTATTCGCTGGTGAAGTAATCACACAATTTGAAGAAAAGAACGTAATGGCTCCATTACATTCTGTTCGCACAATCACTAACGGCAAGTCTGCATCATTCCCAGTTATGGGTACTGCAACTGCTTCTTACCACGCAGTTGGTACTGAAATCTTAGGCGGTTCTATCAAGGCAGCAGAGAAAGTAATCTCTGTCGATGATTTGTTAGTAGCCCCAGCTTTCATTGCAAACATTGATGAAGCTAAGAATCACTATGACGTTCGTTCTACCTATACTAAAGAATTAGGTAACGTACTAGCTAACACCTATGACAAGAACATCTTGCGCGTAGTTGTACAAGCTGCACGTGGTGGTGCAACTATCACTGGTACTAACGGCGGTACTGTAATCACTAAGGCCAACTTCACTACTTCTGCGAACATCGTAGCTGCTTTGTTTGGTGCTGCTGAACAGATGGACGGTGATGACATCCCAGAAGACGAGCGTTACGCTGTTGTATCTCCTGCGATTTACTACAAGCTAGCTCAAGACACCACAGTTCTAAACAAGGATTGGGGCGGTTCTGGTGCTTATGCAGATGGTAAAGTATTACGTGTAGCTGGTATCACCATTGTTAAGTCTAACCACTTACCTACCGGTAGCCAATCAGCAGTTACAGGTGAGAGCAACACTTACCACGCTGACTTCACTAAGACTAAGGCTGTGGTATTCCATAAGTCTGCTGTCGCTACAGTTAAGTTAATGGACCTAGGCCTAGAGTCTGAGTACGACATCCGTCGTCAAGGCACTTTATTCGTTGCTAAGTATGCAATGGGTCACGGTATCTTGCGTCCAGAAGCTGCTATTGAACTAGCACTTCCGTAGGCATTAAGTACGTTTCTAACTTATAGAATCACAATTGGGGAACTTCGGTTCCCCTTTTTTTCATTTTTAAGGATTCACTACTATGTCTCTAAGACCTACAACTGAGCTTGAAGCAGTTAACACCATGCTCAATACCATTGGTGAAGCGCCAGTAAACACCTTGGTCAACATGACCTCAGTAGATGCCATAACAGCACTCTCTGTGTTGCAAAATGTTAACCGTGGAATCCAAGCACAAGGTTGGTTCTTCAATTCTGAGTATTCCTATCCAATAGTCCCTGACTCAAATAACGACTTAGCATTACCTACTAACTTAATGTCCATTGACTCCTCATTAGAATCATCTTCTTATGACCTAGTTCAACGTGGCACTCGGGCGTATGACCGTAAAAACCATACTTACGCATTCACCGAAACAGTGAAATGTGACCTAATTCTCCTACTGTCCTTTGAAGAAATACCAGAGGCAGCTCGTTATTACATAACTCTCCGCGCAGCTCGTATTCTCCAAGACCGCTTACTAGGCTCTGACTCTCTACATGGTATGAACCGTGAAGATGAGTATCACGCCTTAACCACCTTGCGTCTTATGGAATCTGAAAATGCTGACTATAACATCCTGACAGGCAACTCTGACGTTTCCCGTATATTAATGAGGTAAGACATGGCACTTGTAAGTAGCTCACTACCTAACCTCGCTAACGGGGTATCACAGCAAGCCCCTAGCGTTCGCTTGGATTCTCAAGCAGAAGAACAGGTGAATGCATTTAGTTCAGTTATCAGTGGTTTGCGTAAACGACCACCTACACAAAATCTAGCTACTTTGGTGACCAATGCCTCAGCCACAGGTAACTACTTTATTCACACCATTAACCGAGATGTCACAGAGCGCTACATTGTGGTTGCTGACAATACCGTTCTTAGAGTTTTCGGTTTTGATGGAACTGAGTACACAGTCAGTACCCCTTCAGGTTACTCTTACCTGTCTAGTGGAAATCCTTTAACTGAATTTAAGTCTGTAACGATTGCTGACTTCACCTTTATATTAAATAAATCAGTGACTACTACAGTCACAGCTAGTACAGCAACACCAACCCACCCTGAAGCTATAGTCCATTGTAAGCAAGGTAACTATGCAACTGACTACAAGATATTCCTAGATGATGTAGAGAAAGCAACCTATACAACTAGTGACACAGTTAAAGCTGACCTAAAGACAAACAACATTGCTAACCAATTAGCTACTCGGCTAGTGGCTAACTGTGGTTCAGGTTATACAATTACTTGGGATGGCTCCGCTATCCGCATACAACGTACAGATGGTAGTGACTTCACTCTACGTACTGAAGATTCCTATGGTAACCAAGCACTGATTGGAGCTAAAGGCTCTATCCAGAGATTCTCTGACTTACCTAGACGTGCCTTCAATGGTGTGAAGATGAAGGTCGTTGGTGAAGAGACTTCTGAAGCTGATAACTACTACGTTGAATACGAAGCTGGTGATGGCGCTGAAGGTATCTGGAAGGAAACCATCGCTGATGGCATGGACTCTACCTTAGATAACGCTAAGATGCCTTGGAAGTTAACACGTAATGCAGACAGTACCTTTACCTTTGAACCTAACGAATGGAGCAACCGCTCTGTAGGTGATGACATATCATCTTCTGACCCATCCTTTGTAGGTAAGAAACTTAATGACATCTTCTTCCATCGTAATCGCTTAGGTGTGATAGCTGATGAGAATGTTATCTTTAGCCGTTCAGGTAGTTACTTTGATTTCTACCCTGAGACTGTAACTACTGTACTAGCAACTGACCCTATTGATGTAGCAGTTAGCCACACCAAGGTGTCCATACTCCGTCACGCTATACCCTTTAACGAGACCCTTCTACTTTTCTCTGACCAAACCCAGTTCATGTTGAGTGCAGGCGATGCCTTGACTCCATCAACTGTGTCTATTAACCAGACAACTGAGTATGAATCTAGTCTACAAGCTGAACCTATAGGTGCTGGTGAGTACGTGTACTTCGCCACTAATCGAGAAGGTTTCACTGGTGTGCGAGAATTCTTCGTGCAGGCAGATACGTCAAGTAACATCGCTATAGATGCAACACTTAACGTCCCTCGTTATATTAAAGGAAACGCTACGTCAATTGTGTCCAACACTAACGAAGACATGATATTCGTATTAACTGATGGTGTTCACACACTGCCTACTTGTTATGTTTATAAGTACCTAAGACGTGATAACCAGGCATTACAGATGTCTTGGTCTAAGTGGGAATTCCCACATGCTAACCGTATCTTGAATATGTCAGTCATTGAGTCCACAGCCTATTGGGTCATCCAACGTGGAACAACAATTATGTTGGAGAAGATGCAGCTGCAAGAGTCTCCAGAAGTAACAGCCACAGGTCAGATGGTATACCTCGATGGGCTAAAAGCTGGTACTACACTTTTGGCTAACCAAGTGGCTGTGACTGTAGGTTCTGAAGCCTTTGTAGGTTACCCCTATACGATGGCCTATACGTTCTCAACGCAGTACAAGAGAGATAGAGGAGCAGGGGGAAGCCAACTTACAGATACTTCAGGACGCTTACAGTTAAGGCAATTCAAATTACTGTACCAGAACACAGGTAAGTTCTCTGTTTCCACAGACACCCAAGGCACCATACATAGCTATGTCTATTCAGGCCCTGCTTTGGGACTTCTGAATTTAGGCACAGTTGAAGAGTCCTCTGGTGAGTTTGAGTTTCCAGTCCTATCCAAGAATGACCGAGTATCAATCACAGTCACTAACGACACACCTTACCCTAGCGCCTTCCAATCAGCTGAATGGACAGGTTACTACACTACGAAATCACGGAGAATTTAATGGTAGCTACAGTACGTTTAGCAACCATTGATGATTGCAATAAGCTAGGTCCTCGCTTGAGGGCCGCTGATAAACTCGAGCTTAAAGCTTCGTGTGGTTATGGGCCTATAACGGCCTTGACCTTATCAATCCATGCTTCAGATGAGGCATGGGTAGCCGTTGATGAAGAGGGTGTTGCCATCCTAATGTTCGGTGTAGTGAACGCAGGCCAGGATTTTGTAGGAGTGCCTTGGATGCTAGGTAGCGATGGTATCTATCAACACACTAGGCAACTCCAATCCCAGTGCCGCCAATGGTTAGATGTAATCCATGAAGATTACTCACTGCTATATAACTATGTCCATGCAGAGAATCCTAAAGCTATCCGCTGGCTTCAATGGATGGGCTTCACAATTGTTCAACTCATTCCTGAATTTGGAGTGGGTAAACAACCATTCTATGAATTCGTAAAGGTGAAATAACATGTGTCCTCCAACGGTCCTATCAGCGATGTCTTCAATGATTAAGTTTGCTGGGCAGCAAGATGCAGCAAATGCACAAAACAAAGCAGCACGTGCTAACTACATGCAGCAAATCACGCAGAAGTCCTTAGCAACTATGCAAGAACATACTGCATCTTCCGACAAACTATTCCAAGACACTATCAAAGCACGTGAGGCGCAAGCTGGCTACGAGGCTTCAGTGGAAGGAATGGGTGGTTCTATTGTTGGTCGCCTTATCCGCGACAAGAAAGCAGTGGAAGCACGTAACAAGAACAACATCGATACCAACTTTGAATACAAACTTCAGCAAACTCAATATGAGCTTGAGGGCTTGCGAGTCCAAGCTGATGGTCGTAGCAAGTCTGGACCTAGTTTACTAGGGACAGGGTTAGAAATTGGCGGTGCTTTTTATGATGAAGGTCACTTTGACTCTTCACTACCAGAAAAATACAGAAAATACTAAGGAATTAAAATGGCGACTAATACTGGCATCGAGGTGACAGCACTACGCCCTGCGGCTTCGGCAGGGGACTTTTACACCCGACCTGAAGCATATGACCCTGCTATGGCGAATGGTCTTGCGAGACTTGCAGGAGAAGCGAGTAAAAAGCAAAACGCAGATGCTAAAATAAGGGCTGAAGAAGCTGCATTAACTGAGTCTTTGGATTCAGGAAATGTTAAAGCACTCCATGATAGAGAGGCTTACGCACAAGAATCTCCAGCGTTCATGGCTTACCTTAGTGAAATACGTGCTAAGAATCATACAAGTGCTATGGTCTCAAAGCTACAAAGCGATTGGCTGGCCCAACGTGCTGGATTTGACGACACTGGTGCTGACTTTGAAGGCTTCCTTCGTGAGAATATGGCACAAATTGTAGAGGATTTTAAAGGTAACCGATACATGATGGCAGGTGCTTCTGGTGTCATCGCTGAAGCTACTCATAACATACGCGCTCAGAACCGTCAGTATGTAGACAATCGAACACGTGAGAGCTTGATAGTTGAATTCTCCAATGAGACAGGGACTACAGCTTTAGCGTTAGCTAGCGGCACTATGACTTATGATGTTGCCTCTGCAAAACTAGAGCAAAGCATCCAAAACATAGCCTCAGTTGGCGGTATGACTATTGGAAAAGCCAGTGAGCAATCCTTTAAAGAACTTGTGGCTTTCTCTGCTACAGCAGAAGGTGGTAGTTCTGATGTCCTTAAACTTATCAACTCACACCCCTACATCACTGGACCTGATGGTAATAAACCTACACGCCTTGAAGGTATTATCATGGTCGATAATGCTATTCAGACTCGTTCTAATAATGCTTATCAGGAAAGTGAGAGAGCCTTTGTTCAAGCAGAAAGAGCGAAGGAACAGACTAGAGAAGACACAGCTACCACTATACAGACTATGTTGATTAAGGACCCTACTGCTCAGATACCTAATGC